ATAACGATAAGCTTGGTAAGTTTGGTAATACAATAGGATTTAAATATTTACGTGATGTCACTGGATCAGATAATAACCAGTACAAAGTTTATACTAGGAGATTAGAATGGGTAAAGCAGTCGGGTCTATATTAGAACCTTTTACTGGTGCTAAAGCTACTCGCAGGGCAGCAGATGACGCTGCTCGTCAACAAGCAGAAGCGGGTAGGCAAGCTGGCTACGCTGCTGCATTCAGACCAGTAGGGTTTACTACTCGCTTTGGTAGCTCTCAATTCACAGAAACGATAGATCCTGTTACTGGTCTTCCTCGTGTCACTGGTGGTAGCTATGAACTATCTCCTGAGTTAAGATCTATCCAAGATCGAATTATGGGTCTGACTGGTGGAGCGCTAACCACTGCTGAAGAAGCTGCTATGGCAGGGCAACCACTAGGTCAAGCTGCTCAGAGTCTGTTTGGTTTAGGTTCTCAATTCTTACCTACTGATATTTCTCGTCAAGCTTCACCAGAGGCACTGGCTCAAGCACAGCGTATGTATGGTCTAGCTAATCAGGTTACTCCTACTAGCTATGATCCTCGTGCTGCTGCTCAGAGCTACTACCAAGAAGCTCAGGCAATGCTTGATCCTACTCGTCAACGTGAAGAGGCACGCCTTGGCGCTGGTGTCTTTGGGCGTGGTAGGGCAGGATTAAATATCAGTGGTCAAGGTCAACCAGAACTCTTTGCTCTGGCACAGGCACGAGAGGAACAGAATACTGCACTAGCTGCTCAAGCTCGTGAGCGTGCTCGTGCAGAACTACAGCAAGATATTGGTCTGGGTACTCAGCTTGGATTGTCTGGTTTGTCTACTCAGCAACAAGCAGAAGAACTTGCTAGAGCTAGGTTGTCTGAGGATATAGGTCTAGGATCGAGTTTATTTGGCACAGGAGCGTCTCTCTTGGGTCAACAATATGCCCTACCTACTCAGGCATTGGGACCGTTACAGAGCTATCTAGGCACTGTAGGATCGATTGAAGAAATGGGTCAACAACCTTACCGCCTTGGTATGGAACTTGGTGGACAAGCTCAAGCAGGTGGACAAGCTGGTGGACAGATGCTACAAGCTGGTTTGAATCAAGCTGCTAACACTCGGTATCAAGGAGTGCAACAAGCTAACGCTGCTAACTCTGCTTTCCTACAGACTTTGATTGGTGCTGCTGCAGGTGGTATGGGAGGTGGCGGCGGTGGTGGATTCGGAGGGTTTGGTAGTAACTTTGGAACTGCTGCACGTTACGGTACTATTCCTTTCAGTCAACAAACTAGAATGCTTGCTGAACAAGATCGGTTTTTTAGATAAGGATTAATCATGGGACTTGATGCACAACAAATGCTACAGAATGATCCAGAGTATCTTGCTAGGCAATTAGCAAGGAAAGAGATACAACAATACCAGAACTTTCAGAATCCTCAGCTTGGTCTAGCTGCTACTGGTGGAGCAGTGATTGGTCGAGGACTAGCTAATCTGTTTGGTGGTAGAGGGTTCTTTGAAACCAGTGACCCTGCATTGCGTAAAGTATCTGAGGTACAATCTTTATATAATGAAGCAATGCAATCTTTTGATCCAGACAGACCAGACACTTCTTATAGTGCTTTAGCAAAGACTTTAGCTGAACGTGGGTACGGTAGAGAAGCTGCGCTTGCTGCTGCTGAAGCTAATAAGTACCGCAAAGACTTTGCTGCTGAAGGCAGAGCTGAACGTACTACTAAGGTGCAAGAAGGTCAGCTTGAGTTAAGTAAAGAAAAAGCAGCGGAAGATAGAAAGATACAACTTCAAAAGATTGAGATGGAACTCGAAAGAGAAGCGCGTTTAGGTAAATTAAATAAAGCACAGATAGATCAAATTTATGCTAACATTAATAAAGAAGACGCAGATAAATATAACATTACAGTAGCTAAAGATGCTTTTGGCGACGTAACTGGAGTGGTTGTAGTCAACAAGAAAAATCCTTCGGAAGTTAAAGTTATTTCTGTGCCAGGAGCTGGTGGTGCTACTGCTCGAGGCGAAGCTGCTCCATCAAGTTCTGCCCCTGGAGGTAGACAGCCTTCTTTAATAGAGGCAGCTATGGCTGAGCGTAGACGAAGGGACGCAGAGAAAAACAAAGGGAATTAATATGGATGATGAATTAGATCTTTCTGTTTTATCAGACAATGATCTTAATGCGATACTTAATAATGACCTTACTAAGTTATCCGATGCTTCGCTACGTTACATAACTGGAGACAAGGTAACAGCAGGCAAAGCTTTTACTCGTGCTGCTGAGCGTGGAGCTACTGCGTTTACTCGTGGTGGCTCGGAACTACTTAAGAAGTTTGGTGTCGATACGTCCCAAGCTACACCACCTGTGTCCACTGAAGGGTATGATGATCCTTTATCGTGGATGAATGGTAGTCCACTCGCACCTGAAGGACAACGTAGTAGTCTTGCTGATCCTACTAAACGACAGTTAACAGATGCTGAGCGAGAGCAAGAGTATCGTATTGGTTTAAAAGAACAAACTGCTGCATCATTAACTGGTTATGTTACTGGTGCATTAGCTGATCCTACGAACCTTGTAGGTTTTGCAGCTAAGACAATCACTAAAGGTGCGCTACAGCTTGGTGGGTTAGGTGCTGTAACTGGTGCAGTAGAACCTGTATACGAAGAGTTTGGAGATTCTCGTCTTGAAAATGTAGCTTATGGTGCTGGTCTTGGTGCTGTCTTTGGTGGTGCTTTTGGTGCGTTAGGAGCCAGGGCAGCACGTAAGCAAGCAGAAGTGACTTCGTCCGACACACCTGCTGTTACGCCTAAGACTCGTGAAGAGATTGAAGCGGAGCTACCAAAGATAGAGGTTGATGATAGTCTACCTACCTTGTTAGCTAAAGCACCAGAGGCAGATCAGAAGTATGTAGATAGTGTGTTGTCTCGTTACGATGATGCAGATCCATTGTCTGCTCCTGTGCTTAAAGACTTAAGTGAAAAAGTAGAAGACAAGAATCTATCTGCTTTGTTCAAGGGTGCAGCAGATGTTGTCGAGTCTACAGATCCAGCCAAAAAGATTGATGATGCTCTAGCTAAACAAGCAGATGATCTTAATAAAGCTACTGTTGCAACAGGAGAAACCAGAGCACTAGCTACTAATAGTCTTGAGTATGCAGAAAAAACTGGTGACTATCGTGACTGGTTAACTACCTCTGCTGTACGCTTAGCTGATCTTAGACCAGAACAGTTTAAGATGATGGTTGATCCTAATAATAAATTTAAGAATCAGAATGTAAAGGTTCTGCTAGGAAAAACCAACGAGTATGACGATGTCCTTGAACAAGTACTAGGTGCTATTCAAGGTCGAGTAAAATATGAGAGACAAACTGGTAAAACATTTGCTGATATTGATGCTGACGCAAAGATGATACCAGAAGAGGTAGGTGTTCAAGCTTTGCTTAATCGTAAAGTAGAAGAACTATTACCACCAGAAGTAACAGGTGCAGCTATTAAAGCTACTGCTAGAGCAATTGAAGATCTTCATGCTGGTAGAGAGCTAGCACGTGTAGCAAAAGAATTGGGAAGTGATGAAGCATACGCTGTGTTACAAGCACAGATGGGTAAAGCTGCTTCATTAATTGCATCTCTTGAAGGGAACGGAAGTAATCTAGGTAGAGCATTAACATACCAAAAGCAAATTAGAAAACTAGTAGCAGAGAACCGTGAACTTCCTAAATATCTTGGGGGACTGCAGTGCTAAAAGTCGATGACAACTGTAAAAAGGCAATCGATGCTTACTATGAAGCATTAGATACTGTAGATCGTATGAATGTACCTGAAGCTCAGAAGCTTCAGATGAAACAAGGAGTAACTACTAAAGCAGTTAAAGAAGCAGGGTTCAGGGACAAAATGGCTGAGCTAGTTATTAACTCTTATGTCTCTGCTCTTGGTACACCTGCAGTTAACTTGATCTCTGCTTTGGTTAAAGCTCCTCTGCTTGTGGCTGAGCGTGCGCTGATCAGTCTCTTTCCTAATAATGATGTTAAGTTAGGTGAGAGCGTGGCACTAATGCGTGGATTCTTTGATGGTCTAGCTGAAGGAGTTAGCTTCGCTAAGCAGGGTTGGGTAGAAGGTATGCCTCTTGATACTCGTCTTAACACAGATGTTATGGCAGGTTTTGGTAAAGGTGCTAGCTCTGGCCCTATTGAGCGTGGGTTTGCTCCTGTTGTTACTGCACCTACTAGGGCAGGTGTGTTTGTTGACGAATACTCTAAGGCGGTGTTTCGCCGTATGCAGCTTAACGCTAAAGCATATCGTATCTCGAGAGCATTACCAGAAAAGAAGCTTGACGGGTTGACACGAGATGAGATGTATAATAAACTACGCACTGTAGATATCGGTGATCCTACTAAGGTAGGCAATACTCGTGCATGGCAGGAGCAGCTACGTAAACTCTCTCCTGATTTAGCTGAGGAGTTAATTAACTTTGCTAAGATTCAAACATTTCAAGGAGATCTTGGTAAGCTAGGTAATAACTTATTACGAGTACGGGCAGAGAATCCTGAGATAACTCTTATTGTTCCGTTCATCAAGACACCGATTAACATACTAAAAGATGCAGCGTCTTACCTGGGCGCAGCGTCCTTCTCTAAAACCCTACGAAAAGACCTGGGACTAACGCAACAAGAAGCAACAGCACGTGTCTTACTTGGGACGGGTATAGCTACTATGGCGGGATGGCAAGTAGCGTCTGGTAATATTACTGGATCGTATCCAAAAGAAGCTGGTAAACGTGAAGCATTAATCGCTCAAGGCATACCTGAGTACTCTGTCAAGATTGGTGATCGCTGGTATTCCTATGCTCGTATGGAACCAGTAGCATCTGTGCTTGGTATCTTTGCAGACAGTGCTGAAACATGGTATAACTACATGGGTCAACCATCAAAAGACAGGGAGCTTGAGAAGCTTGCTTCTGACTTTGTTCTCGGTGTCACTAAGAACCTAGCATCAAAGACCTTCTTAGAGGGCATTAACGGGATGCTACAGGCGATCCATGACCCTGATAGGTACGGGGGTAGCTTCTTGAATGGCTTCGCCTCTGTGCTCGTTCCAGGTGCTATAGCGCAGTTCGCTCGAGGCACTGACCCTGTGCAGCGTGATGTCCAATCATTTGCTGATGCAATGCAAAATCGTATTCCTGGTCTACGTACTGACCTACCAGTAAAGTATGATATACTAGGTCAAGAACGTGTGAACCCTGCTTATGGTTTAATGGGTACACTTGGTGTAGCTACCAGAGAAGTAACTGATACTCCGTTAACTAATGAGTTATCTAGGGTTAAGTTTCAGTATAGCGCTCCAGATCGTAAGCTAGGTAATGTAGAATTATCACAAGAAGATTATGCTAAGTATTCTAAACTATCTGGCGATATAGTAAACCAACAGCTAGAAAAGATTATCAATGCTCCAACTTATTCTAACTATTCTAAAACCCAACAGAAGTTTATCTTAGAACAACAAGCACAAAAAGCTAGGAAGGTTGCTACTAATATGATACTAGCTGAGAAGATGAGAAATGATCCTGAGTTCTATGACGAATATCGTAGACAGTATTTAAAACGTAGAGGACAAGCAGAATAACTAATGTATACTGGGAGATATAATGTTAGTAGAACTGGCAGCAGCCAATGCAGCCTTTCAAGTAATCAAGACTGCCATCAAGAATGGAGGCGAGATAGTCAGTGCTGGTCAAGCATTACTTGAATACTTCAACAACAAATCAAAGCTACAAGAAAAGGTAGAGAGTAAACCAGAACATAAGCGTAACGATCTCGAAGAGTTCCTAGCGCTGGAGCAGTTAAAGAAACAAGAGCAAGAGTTAAAAGAGTTAATGATTTACAATGGTAGACCTGGACTATGGGATGATTGGCAGTCCTTCCAAGTCAAAGCAAGACAACAACGAGAAGCAGAGCACCGACAACAACTTAAAGATAAGTTAGATAAGAAAGCAAAGCGTGACAGAGTAATACAAGATATGCTGCTTACCTTCTGGGTTCTTGTCTTGATACTGGTTGTTGTTGGGTGTATTAGTGGTGCTATATATTTAACCTTGGAGTACCAATGATTCCTATACCGTTAATATTAGAGATTGGTTCTAAGATACTGGACAAGGTTATTCCTAATCCAGAGGTAAAAGCACAGGCTCAGTTAAAGTTACTAGAGATGCAGCATCAAGGTGAATTACAAAAGATGCAAGCAGACATCACTGAGCAAGAAGAACTAACTAAGCGACTACAAGCAGACATGGGTAGTGACTCTTGGTTATCTAAGAACATTAGACCGATGACCCTGATAGCGATCTTAGCTGCTTACTTTATCTTTGCCTTTATGTCTGCCTTTGGATATAATGCTAACAGTAACTATGTAGAACTACTAGGTCAGTGGGGTATGTTGATCATGTCCTTCTACTTTGGTGGTAGAACTCTTGAGAAAATTCTTAACATGAAAAAGGAAAAGAACAATGATTGATTGGGGTAAATATCCTAACTTCAAAGCATCAGAGTTTGCTTGTCAACACTGTGGGTCTGAGGGTATCAAGGAAGAACTAGTAGCTAAGATACAAGAGTTACGTACTCTCTATGGTAAACCTATGCCAATAACTTCTGGCTATCGCTGTCCACTCCACCCTATCGAGCGACAGAAGAATGTCCCTGGAACGCACGCAGAGGGCATTGCTGCCGATATAGGGGTACAAGGGGAGGCAGCTATTGAGTTACTACACAAAGCCATTACAGTGGGTTTTAAGGGCATTGGCGTACAACAGAAAGGTACTGGTAGGTTTATCCACCTAGACATAGGAACTGGACCTACTAGACCTGCTATCTGGAGCTATTAAAAAAGGGGCATTGCTGCCCCTATCAAGACTAAGTGGACTGGGAACCAGCTTAGTTATTCATCATCTGCTTTAGAGATCAGGATACGTATAATACCTAGATCAATTACTACATAACCTTTCTCTAGTTCCTGATACTCTAAACCAAACGCAATACCTGTAATCATACAAAATTCTATGTCCATGTTATCTCCTAGTTTACTCAGTATGTTGAGTACTTTTACTCAATTAAATCTCGCAGGTTCCTGACACACACGCAAGCATCTGCGCTCCCTCTACATTGTCATCCTGCTCTGACAATACATCCCAAGTAATAGTAGCAGGCATCTTATCTAGCAGTGCTTTGTACTGATCCTCACCACACTCTTCATAGGGTGCTTGACGATAAGTACCACCATCCCAGGGTAGGAAAGAGATACCACTAATCTCATCGAAGTTATTCCACACCCAAGCTCCTACATCCATCCACTCGTTCTCTTTGACTGAGATAGTCACAGAGGGTTTGTGCTCACACCAGTAACGCTGGTACTGCATCCACAGATCCAGGTGCTGCAGCGCTGTCAATGCTTCCCTGGTGCGTGCTCCTTCTGGTGCTTTCTGTGGGAATGAGAACACCACAGTAGACTCAGGACGCATCACACAATCCTCTGCAGGGATACCAGCATTCACCATAAACTGCGAGAGAGGATCTTTCTTATCGCCTCTAACCCTACGAATATAATAAGGACTATGTCGAGTATGAATGCCAGAGGCAGAGTTAACAAGCTGGCTAACAGTACCACTAGGTTTAACACAAGTGATCGCAGCGCTCTGAGGAATGCCAAGCACAGAGCTATACTGAACATTGGTATCCACGGTGATCTGTCGTAGTTGTTCAAGATTCTTCGCAGTTGATTCACAGACTTTACCCATCCATTCGTTATCTAAGATACCAGTCAACGACACACCAAGCAAACGCTCCTCCTCAGTGTTCTTCTGCCACACCTTACGAAGGTATGGGAAGTGTGTCATAGTGGCTTGGAACGTACCCAGGATGGTAGCAAGACGTACCTTGTTTGCTAGCGTCTCAAGCGTGTCCTCAGCACGTACAACCACCTCAGTTAGGTTGCAGAACTGGTAGGGTCTGAGGATGATCTCGGAACAGGGATTAGTACCGAACTCGTAATTAGGATTCCTTCTGCCGTTCTTAGCAGCTTGAGACTTACTGGCTGCTCGAGAGAAGATCCCTCGTTCCCCAGAGTGAGAATGGTAAAGGCTAGTCCATTCTTGTAGAAATTGTCCAATGTCTGGTTTAGCTTCGTAAGTTGCTGAGTTGTTAGCCAAGGCACGTTGTCCATTTTGTTCCCACCAATTCCCTGATTTAGCATGACGCATCCGATCATCTTCTAGTTCTGACAACGAGATCATTGCTGACCGACGAACACCACCAACGACAACAACCTCCCCGATCTTGCAGAGAATATCATGGCACTCGATTGATGACAAACGCCTACCAACTGCCCCTTTGAACTTGGATACCGTGAAGCGAAATAGTTCTTCCAATGGGCGAGGTCCACTTGCTCGTCCCCCAAAGGTCTTGAGTCTCTCACCCGCTGGACGTACTTTGGATATATCCCACTTTGCAATCTCACCAGAGTATAGAAGAGCAATGAGTTGACGTAAAGCTTTTGCCCATCCTTCTTTGGAGTCGGCAACCACGATAGTAGTTTGACTATCGAATAACTGCTCAGGCACTTCAGGTAATTGATTAACATACTTCTGCTCCACAGAGAAACCTACCCCTGTACCACAGAGCAGGATATACATAGCTTCATCGAATGACTTAGGATCATCGATAGGAATGTAGCTGCAGTTATATCCAGCAGTGTTGTCACGCTCGAGTGCTTTGCCTGCTGTCATCAGTGACCGCATACTAGGCATGACTTCCAGATTAAGTACAGCATTCTCTAGCTCAGTGCGTAGCTCACGAGTCAGCGCATAGTTGTTTGTCTTGGCAAGATGATCTTCCAAGAAGTTGAAGTAACGTGCTACAGTTTCAGTCCAGTTCTCTCGACGATTCTTCTCAGGCATGAAGCGAGCATAACGTGACTTTGCAATAAATTGTTGGTAAAGATCCATGTATTAGTCCCAGTCTACAATATTAGTTAGTTTGTCTTGTTTGTCTTCGATAACATCAGAGAACCTATCTACTAAGTCCTCTGATGTTATTCCTAGTAACTCTAACAAGGTTATCTCATCTAACTGTTTTAGTCTCTCAATTAGTTCAGGCAGTGTTAGAGTCATATGTTATAGTTACGCCTTCTGAATTACGTACCCCAGGGCAGTGTACCCTTTGTTACTGTCATGCCCCAAGCTACGAATGTATTTACGTAGGGTTTGACGTGCTGCGTTGTAGTTATCAAAACCAGTCTTGAAAAGTTTCAATGTAAGTTTACGTCCATTAAGTTTTACAATATACATACTATTATCCTTTCGGTAGTTAGACTTAATATTATACCATCAATTATAGAACTTGTCAACAAGCATGTCATAATTTTGTATCGCAAAAGTAAGATAGTGTTGAGCTTTCTTTAGATCCTCTAACCCGTTCTTACTATCGTGACGATGAACATACTTGATGACGTTACACAACCAGGGATCTAGCTTCCAATCTTCCCAGACATCCCACGGTTGAATCTTATGGGAGATATAGTGATTACCTCCAACCTGCATATTCTTTGCTTCTATTTTTTCTTTCAACAAATCACCTAATGTCTTATCCATATCGTTTCCTTAAGTAACGCAGCGAGACTGGCATCTCATCGAACTGTCCATCCTCTACCTCATGAAGCATCCAGATCCCTCGCCAGTAGTTGTTACCTTGTGCTCCTAGATAATCCTCATCATGCAGGTAGCAGCAGCCAGAGAACAACCCTGTGATCTGCTTACCATCTGCCCTGTTAGCGTAAGCTATCTGCCTACCCTGGACATGCCCCATAACTGCAGACATGTGGCGCTTGGTTAGCAGCGCAGCAGCAGAGGTAACTGGTCTACCCATCACCCCACTGGTAAAGAAATGACAATATACCACACCGTCAATAACAACAGGACTAAGATAAGGATACACCTCCCAACCAGCTTGTTCGTATCCGAGATCATCGATACCAATAGTGCCGTGGAGTTTAGGATCTCCTTCGACTGCTCTGTTAATTCTGTCCTCGTGGTTACCAAGCGTGAGAACCATTCGGGGTCTATATTGTTTCTCTTTTCTTTTTCTTCGCTGCTCATTTAGTTCCCTCATTGGTGCTAGGAGTTGGTCCATTGCCTTCTTCGTTACTTCGATGTCAGTCTTGTATCGTCTACCTTCAAAGCTCTTACGTCCAACATCGTAGCTCGAGAGGGCAGGCATGTCAGCAAAGTCACCTATGTTAATGATTACATCTGGTTGCTTGTCTGCTATGTATTGCCCCACCCAGGTTAAGTAAGACAGGTCAACACCTGCCTTGACTTGCATATCAGGTAGTACTAGATGTGTCTTCATCTGACTCTTCTTCATCATCTAAACGTGAACGTAAACGCTCAAGCTTATCTTCTAGTGTTTCGTAATGTACCTGATCACTAATGTTATAACCATAGATACCTTCTAGGAAGTGTACGAACTGGTTAAGTACAGCGTGCCATGTGGTACTAGACTCAAAGACGTGCATAGCAGTGTGCTCTGAATGCAGAGGAAATTCACTATCTATTGTACCACAATTATCTACATGCTTAAACTCGTATACCACTGTATCATCCTTTTGCATTTGACTTCTCCAATACTGTTAAAAAATATTCTGCATCTACTACTACAAGGGGCTTCGCTCTATTCTGCTTAATAAAAACGACAGGTTCTCCTTTGCCTTTCGCATTTGTTTCCGCTTGCTCGTAGTATCCGTATACTGCAATTCGATCCCTTGACTTACATTCCACAGAAATTGGGCATCTGCTTCTTGCTGTTGGCGAGAGCAGGATGTCTTCCCCTCCCGCACCCATACTGACTGATCGTACATCATCACTCTCCAGTTTGAACTTCGCAATTATCTGATCCCTCACCCACTGCTGGAACGTTCTGCCCTTTGCTTTTGCGCTGCTTGGTTTCAATATGTAAAGTTCCTTTTGTTTTGATCCATCTCTTTGGTATATTAATGATACAGCAAGCATCGTTTGCTTCGTTAATGGTACTTGCTACTGACAATCCTTCTTTGTTTTCTGCTACCAAATAACCTACAGTATACGTATCTAGTATTGTGGGAGTGATACTACCCAGGTGTGTCCATTCGTCCTGGCTACAAGCATCCACCCAATGCACATACACTAGCTTGTTACTGGTGGTTGCCACAGCTCACCTTCCTTTCTACGTATCCAGAGTAGCTGCGCCATCTCTGTCATGCGGCGAATATCATTATCATACGCCTTCAAAACTGCTGTGAATAGTTCCATCTCTTCTTTGGCTTCTCCAAGAATCTTCTCTGCTTTCTTATCACCAATGCCTTTAAGACCTGGGATGTTATCCACTCGATCTCCAGTGAGGACTTGTTTATAGAAAGTTCGCAGGGTATCTTCTTCTTTAACATAGTACTCTACATCCTGTGTAAACTTACAGTGCCAACCTCTAATCATATCCAGGTCTTTATCGATAGTATAGATCACATAATCATCTGGGTCCATAGTATATGCTTTAATACCTATGGCATCATCAGCTTCTTGATCTTCCTGTACGACAAACCCCCAAGACTTAACTAAGTACTCACGCATCAGGTCATAGTGTTGTGGCTTAGCTTGTGTCCTGTTACCCTTGTACGGTGCTTCCTTTGCTATCTCTTTGCGGTAGTTGTTGGAGCCAGTGAGATACCCTTGATAGTCTCCTATCTTAGGCATCATCACCAGACTCTCTACAAACTCTGCCATGCGAGAGATAGCGATTCCCTCTGACTCACCCTCGGAAGCGAATCCGATTCGATAGACAAAGATATCACCATCAAGCAGAGCTAGCATTTACTTCTTCTTGCCCTGGTTCTCGAGGAA